CAGAGAACATGCTCGCCGAACGAATCGATCGAGGAGAGGAGTACTTCAAGAAGACGGGCATCGACTTCGTCACAATCCCAATTGAGAACACTGTTCGATTGTCGACGAAGACTGCCTTACTGCCTACCCCTTTCTACGGTCTTTTCCCGACCACCAAGGAACCAGCCCAGCTGGGACCTACCGCCAACCACCCATCACCACTCGCAGAGATGGTCACGAAGAACCTCAAGCCGTCTCTCGACATGCCGATCCACGGACTGGTCGACGAAGTGTGGGAACACGTCGAGGCCTTCTCTCTTCTCAACCGAGAGGATAGACGACCTTACACAATCGACGAAGTTCTGCATGGAGTCACCCGAAGTGGCCTCCCGCTCGAAGCAGTGGATCTCGATACGTCTCCTGGATGGCCATACACCACGTACGCCGTCAAGAAGACCCTTCCGGGCAAGCCTGGAAAGAGAGATTTCATTGTCTCAGATGCTACAGGAAAGAGAACCTGGACTGATCTCGGAAGTGATGAACTGGCACGAACATGCCTTATGCTCGCCAACGATGAGAAGTTCCTGTTTGTCGATACTCTGAAGGACGAATTGCGTGTGTCTCACAAGATCTACGCGCCAAGAGTCTTCAACGTGGGTAACTTCATTATCAACATCTTGCTGAAGGTCTTCTACGGACCCTTTCAGACGAACATGATGAAGTCATTCATGCGTGCAGGCGAATACGCCTTCGGAGTCAATCCATACAACGAGGAGGAGTGGACGAAGATCGCAGATCGAGTCTTTAAGTCCCCAGTGGACTTCGAAGATTCTCTCGTGATCAACGGAGACTTCTCTAAGTTTGACAAACGAATCCCTACCAACATCCTGAATGCGTGCTTCGACATCATGTTTGAGTGGACGTTCCGCCGGTACCCCAAGTATCGAGAGGAACTGACCGTGATCGGAGGAGTAGCAATGACGAACGAACTGTGGATGAACAAGCTGCGATCGGTCATCACGCACAGACGCCATCTGTGTGGGACGATAACATACGATCTCGACTGGGGCAATCCTTCTGGAAACGCCCTCACTACCACTATCAACTGTCTCGCTAACTCTCTAATCATGCGATCCGCTCTTCGTGAAATATGCCCCGAAGTGCCATTCACCCTCACCATCTACGGAGATGATAACTGCCTAAGTCTCGATGCGACAATGACTGGTCTGATCGATTCGATGACGCTTTCCAATAAGCTCGCTGAGTACGACATCACTTACACGGGAATGGAGAAGGACGGTTGCTTCAGAGAAGCTTACACCGCTCACGAAGATGTCACGTTTCTGAAACGTCGCTTCGTTCCTTCACCTATCCGTCAAGTCTACACAGCTCCACTCGACTACACCACGATAATCAACATGATACAATGGCAGAGGAAGACTCCCGACTCCCACACAGCCCTGACGGCTCTTGTGCATTCGGTTCAGAGAGAGCTCTCGTTCTATCCGATCGATCTCTACGATGATACCATGCATGCAATCAAGCGCCGCGCTGTGGAGGAGGGAGTAATACTCGAATTCCTCTCCGAAGACGCCCTGACGGAGCTGCGAGACGAGTCATCCGTACACTACTGTGCTGGACTCTTCAAGCAGCCCGAAAGGGACTGAATCCACCTGCCTTAATGCCTTTCATTTGGAGATTCTTTTTTATAATATTCTCGTGAGATTGTGTTTCATTGCCTATGTTTAACCTCATATAATCCGAAACACAAAATCACAAAAACATTTACAAAAAGAAAATCCAAAAACGAAGCTTGGCCGAGCTTTCGACTATTAATAACCTTTCTAGTTTTCTCGTTTAAGTTTCTCTCATGTCATTTTTCCATGTGCCTTCCCCCACTTGTGTGATCGCAGAGGATTGCAACCTCATTCACCCCGAGTGTAGTTATTAACAAAGGAGACTACATTCATGTGCTGCAAGTGGAAGAACAACAGCTTCCTGGTTTCTCGGAGAGAGCGTAGTGTCTATCTCTTCGTTGTAAATTGCCACACTAACAACAGTAATGCCAACGACTCAACTGCCCCAATGAATCCCTCAATCGCTTCAACGTCCGTCCATGAAGAGCTCGGCCAGACTACAAATCCGGTCGGACCCGACTCAACGATGCAACAGGAACAGGTAACTTTCTTTGACGCTCCGGAATCTCATTCTGAGACCACAGTAGCGAACATGTCCCAGACAGAGGTGGAAGTAGTTCATCAGGATATCAAGCATTTCCTTGCCCGTCCGATTCGAGTAGGTGCCTTACAATGGACAACCTCATCTCAAGTCGGCGCAGTGCTCGGAGTCTTCGATCCCCTTCGTAACTCGCTTTCTAACTCTCTCTCTTGGAATAAGCTCGATGGTTTTCAGTATCTACGATCTACGGTCAAAGTACGGTTTCAAGTGACTGGCAATGCCTTCTTCGGTGGAAAGCTTCGTGCTGTATGGATCCCTCCCAACCGTGCCGGAACGTTCTCAACACCTTACAGTGTGAGCCTTCCTGCCGTGACTGGAATCCAGATCGGCATCGACATCTATCCGACGGACAACGCCGTCTACGAACTCGATATTCCCTGTATCCTTCCTCAACGATTCTTCGATCTCGCTCGATCTTACTCGATAGACTGGTCTACTGCCAATCCGTATGCTCATTCGGACGGGCCTACCGGTCTCTTCACTACTAATGGTCTAGTCGCCATCTACGTTATCGCGCCTCTCATCACAGAGCTCCCGACGGATTCGTGTTCCGTGGTGCCCTTCACGCTTATGGAGAATATCGATATCGGTTCTGCCTTCGTGACTGGTGGCTTCACCCGCCCTCAGTATCAAGGCTTCCTGAGTAATCCTGATATTCAGCCAGCTATTGCGCCACTTGGACATCTCTATGGACTCGTTTCCAACGCTCAACGATTAGGGCCTCCCTACTCTGTCGCTATCGAAGAGGAAGAAAAGACTGTGAAGTACACGCTGAACGCTCTTGAGTTCACTCGAGCGCCTGGATACAAAGCACCTCCGCCTGAGACGGTTCGTAAGCAGTACACGACAAGAGGACAAGCCGAAGCGAAGGAAGCAGTGAAGGAGGGACGATGGTCAGGAGTGACTAAATCTCTCGCCGCTGTGACTGGAGCTGTTACACCCTTCATGGGAGCGTATGCACCAATCGGCATCGGAGCCACCGTGTTCCTGACAGCCGCTGCAGCCGTTCTCCAGAAGTACAATCTGGACAAGCCTCTACTCAACAAGCTTACAACACCGATCTACAACAGATGGAAGAACTTGAATCTGGCCTCTGGTGGAAACGAAGCAGTACATCTAGGAATTCTCGCAGACAATGCTGTCTCTCCGTTCGGTCCGAATCAATGGATCGATCCTGCCGAGATGAGTATTCCCTATATCTGCTCGATTCCTCAACTGCAAGTTGTCACGCCAATTCACACTTCTGCCACTCCCAATTCTGTAGTGATGCAGTGGGGCGTTGCGCCGTGGAACGTCGGAGTTCCAAGTGAAACGTTCCTGGATGGTTCCCCTGGTGCGGAGTATAATACATACGCAAGTTACGTCAATTCTGCTTTCACTTTCTGGAGAGGCGATCTCGTCGTAACAGTCGAAGTCGTCGCACAAGCATTCTCGAAGATGGCTCTTGGACTTTCATGGTTCCCGAGCAATGATTTCTCAACTGGTGATCAACTGTTTCCTACCTTCACTGTCGACAACTTCACTTCTTCTAATTATCTAACGGAGATCGTGAATGTGTCCGGCACTACTAAGGCCACGTTCAGAATCCCATTTGTGAATACTCAATTTGCTCTGAGATCACAGGTTCATTCCGTCCACCCGAATTCTTATTCCCAACCTTGTGCAAACGGAAGAGTAGTAATCTACGTTGTGAACCCTCTGACTGTCTTCAATCCGAACGCTCTCGACACTAATCCTGTCTATCTGTGCTTCTACACGCACTGGGAGAACCTTTCTTTTGGAAGGCCGTCTGCGAACGCTCTGCACAATGCACCTGCACGATACTCTGAAGTCACGTACAATGTTCCAGGACCCGCTATTGCTGCCGAAGAGGAGCCTGAGGTGAAGTATCATCTCAATTCCGCCTCTGTGCTTGTTATGGATCCCGATTCGTTCAATGGAGAGAACGTCTGTCATCTGATGGACCTAATCCGTCGACCAGGAATCCTGACTGGCCTCGGCCTACCCGGTGTCGTGGGCAATCTTTCGACTACAGCTACGTACATTGTTTCGCTGTTCAGAAGCTTCCCGTACACATTTTCTACCCCCACCCTGGAGAATTTCGGACCACTCACTCCTAACGTTACTATTCCGACAGCTCGTAGGACGCAGTTCATGCCCTCCTCTTACGTCAACTATTTCTCAAGACTTTTTGTCACGTGGAGAGGCGAAGTGACTTACACAGTCGTACAGCCTTTCACCGGAAATGGTACAAACGCAGAGGGCGAGCTGTATCCGATAATGTTGAGCAACTACCAGGACGCCCGTTTTCTCCCAAGGTCCTATCCAGTAACGCCAGTCGGAAACAAAGACGCGCCAGGTGTTACTGCCCGCACCCCAGGAGGACTGCTGCCGATCGACCCAACATATGGCTCAGGCGTCTTCTACAGGCCGGCCGCCCAATCAGCTAACCCTCCTTCCGTCAGTATTCCGTACTATGCAACTGAATCTCACTTCCTCACACCGGACGTTTGGACGAGTGGTCTAGCAGATTTTAGAGTAACGACGTTTAATCGTGGAACAGCGCCCGCTGTCCGCATAGACACACTCGTATCCAAGTCTGCACTGGCCGCAGTATTCCCTACCGTTCTCGTGGAAGCTGGAGACAACTTTTCGTTCGGCATGCTGTACCCCCCCCCCGTCTCGCTACGAGTTCTATCCTATTACCCAACAGGAGGACCCGTATCGGTAACCTGATTATGATGCATAACCTTTCTAAAAATTTTCGTAATTTCATCGCTTGGTTAAGAAGTGTAAAAACTTCTCTTGTGCAATTCCCCGTAGCATCATTCTTACTAGAACAATTTCTTAAATTACACACTCACTCACCTACACACTTATTCGCACAATTTTCTTGTAGTAGGGCCCGGACTCTCCGTTTTAGGAGGGAATGGGTTATGCTTTCGTAGCATAGGACTCTTTTTCGTTAGAGGGTTTCCCAATCGTAAGGTTTCACCGCCTGATCTGAATGGACTATGCCGCAAGGCATAGCGATTGGTTTTTCCCCTCAATAAAAATCAT